CTTGGGTATGGCTATATCATAAGATTTAGCCACAGTGCGGAGTCCCACCGCACTGGACCAACCGGATCTTTCGATCCAGTTGTTGGTGTGTAATCCCAACTTGGGGTACACGCCGTGTTTGTTAGGTACTTGACTCTATTATGCCTAATAGATACAGTACCACCTTCTATGTTGCCATGCAAGAATGCCTGCAGGGCGCCTTCGGCATTGTAGTACCGCCGGCGTGCTCCTTTAGGCGTTAGTATTGCATCTTCAAGGAAAGTCACTTTGTAAGGTTTGGCTGAATACCTCCTGTATAACCAGGAGCCATTCTCCAAATTCCTCGCAATAGACTTCACATCCCACTGGTAACGTTTATGATACTTAGCCAATTTCTTGGCGGCATCATTTGCATTATCGCATGCTATAAGAGCACTCGGTGTTACCGAGTGATCCGATAGTGGATCGTCCTCACCCCCGGCTTCATACCGGAGAGGAGGATCTTCCTCATGCGTCCAGTCGGACCTTGCTCTAACCGAACTTCGGTTAAGCAAGTCCTTTAAGACACGCATACTAACTTTTATTCCTGCATCGTCATTCTCATGCAAAGGCACAGGTAACAATCGTGTCTTTGCTAAGAGAATATCAATGGTACGACTGAGACTAATCCCAGTCGTAGCTGTCCATTGATTTAGACGGTTAATTGCAACATAGCGTGACGCCATGGTTCTGAGGTCTTTGATATAAACACCTCGGACAGGGAAACCTTTATAATAGTCTCCCCCACATGACTCACGGAACGGTCCTATAACAAAGGATTTAGAAGCGTTCGTCGTGAAACCAAGTAATTCGAGTAAACGAATTACATGTGTGGCTTTATCACTTTCACAAATGATATCGTCACCAAATACGCCGAAATTTCCAAACACCCCTCTGGGGAGGTTGGATTTCTTAAGTTTTCTTCCGAAAACTTTATAGACAGCTTCTACCGCACAAGCGAATATGGCGGTCTCAAGTGGGAACGTAAATCCGTTTCCCATTGAAGATACCATACTCAAATCTAGCTCGGTTCCCTTGGTCTCGTCTAACCCGTGCATGCACGGGTCTTTCAAGTCCTTGGGATCTACGTTAGTCTTCGGTGATCTCAGAACCTCTAACACGTCCATTACTGGCCGTGGTAGAAAGGCTGACAGCATCTTCAGACTTATCCAATCGGAAGCACTCGCAAGGTCTATCGTAGATAGACGATTGCTAATACTCCCGATTCGAGCTAGCTCACGGTTAATGTCAGGTTGAGTTGATAAATCAATCCCGAAGTGCTTTTTAAGCCTCCGGGTAATCAACTCTCCGACACCTTTCTGTGCCCACATATTGAGCACAGGTTCGGTACAAATAACACGTGAGATGCGGTCGTTCTTTGGAACAAACGACAACTTACTCC